AACCAATATTTACAAAACAACGGATACAAAATTAAAATGACTGGCGTACGTTTACGCAAAATGGTTAATTACATTCGTTCAAATAGCTTAATACCCTTAATAGCGACGTCACACGGGTATTTCACAAGCGATTGTAAGCAAACTATACTTGAACAAATAACAAGCCTTCAGGAACGTGCAAACTCAATTGAGAATGCGGTGCAAGGTTTAAAGAAATTTTTATGAAAGTAACGGATAAAATAGAAATAACAAACGAAGATAATATGTTATTAATGGCACGCTATCCTGATAAACATTTTGACTTAGCTATTGTTGACCCTCCTTATGGTATTAATATAAACGTTTCAATGGGTAGGAGAAAGGGAGATAAAAAAAGCGATTATCATAAATTTGCAGGAAATGACAATTCAATTCCTACTTTATATTATTTTGATGAATTATTTAGGGTTAGTAAAAACCAAATAATTTGGGGCGGTAACTATATGACTGAATTTTTAAAACCTTCGCCTTGTTGGTTATTATGGGATAAAGGATTTTCAGAAGATGTTACATTTGCACAATTTGAAATGGCTTGGGCTTCTTTTAATTCAAGTGCTAAAAAGTTTAATAAACACCCAAGCCAACAATATAGAATACACCCAACCCAAAAACCCGTTGCACTATACAAATGGTTACTTAACAAATACGCCAAACCAAATGACAAAATTTTAGATACTCATTTAGGTAGTGGAAGTATTGCAATAGCGTGCCATGATTATGGTTTTGAACTAACGGCTTGTGAATTAGATTTAGAATACTACGAAAAGGCGGTTGAACGAATAAACAACCACGTAGCACAATTAAAATTATTTTAAGTATTTTTTTTAAAACTATTGTTATATTAAAAATTTAGATTATATTTGTAGAAAATTAAACAAAGTTATTATGAAACATTTATTAAAAAGTCTGGCAGCGTTCCAGCAAGAAGTGAAAGTAATTCACAAAGAAACACAAGGATATGGTTACTCATATTCGGATCTTCCAAAAATATTTAGCGAAGTAAATCCATTACTACAAAAACACGGATTAGGATTCACACAATTAATTAACTCACAAGACGGATTAAACTATCTTAAAACGGTTTTATTTCACGTTGAAAGCGGGGAAATGATTGATTCAAATACTTTAATTCCATACGTACAACTAAAAGGAATGAATGATTTTCAAAGTTTCGGTTCTGGAGTTACGTATTTTCGTAGGTATTGTTTAAGTTCAATTTTAGGATTAGTTACCGACAAAGACACGGACGCTTCAGGTGAACAAGAAAAACCTAAAAAAGAAAGCTTGGATAATAAAAGGTTTACCGATGCTTTAAAAGCAATTAACGAAGGTAAAATTACTATCGAAAAGTTAAAAGAGAAATTTCAATTAAGCGAAGCACAAGAAAAAGCCTTGTTATTATGAAAGTACGTTGTTCACAAATCGGCAAAATAATGACGAACCCCCGTACAAAGGGGGAACGCCTTTCTCAAACTACTAAAAGCTATATTTTAGAATTAGCAATACAAGAAAAATACGGAATACACAAAGAGTTCTGGAGTAGATACACGGACAAAGGAAACGAAGTAGAACCCGAAGCGATTAAATTAACTGAAAGTGTTTTAGACGTAGGCTTTATTTACAAGAATGAAGAACAATTTTCTAATGACTGGGTAACAGGAAAGCCAGATGTAAACACGGATGTACTAATAGATGTTAAAAGTTCTTGGGATGCGTTTACGTTTTTTGATAAGGTAATAGAAAACGAACTAAATAACAAAGATTATTACTACCAACTTCAGGGTTATATGTGGCTAACGGACAAACAAGAGGCTTTATTGTGTTATTGTTTGATTGATACGCCTAAACAAATTGTTGACGATGAAGTTAGAAGGGAACACTGGAAACAAAATGTAATAGGAGAAAGCGACGATATAAGAGCCTTTGTAGAAGATAAACACACTTTCATGCACATACCTAAGGAAAAGCGCGTTAAAACGCACGTAGTAAAGCGTGACGAGGATGTTATCGAAGCTATTAAAACACGAATAGAAGAATGTAGAGAATATTATAACAACTTAATTAAATTAATATGATAGATTTAGCAGAATTTTTTGAAAGCGTTATTGATAAATACGGAGAATCAAGAGCTAAAATGATTGAATATAAATTAAAATATGAATCTTTAGAAAGTAAAATTCAAGTTTTAGAAAATCAATTAACAAGTGCAAAGGCTCAAATTCAACTATTAAATGAAACAATAAGCGAATACGAGTGTGAAAAATTTAAAGATTAATAAAATGAACCCCGAAGTTAACCAAGAAATACAAGAATTAAAAAAAGAACTAAAAGAATTAAACCAATTAGTAAAAGCCTTATTAACGGTAACAGATGAAGGCGGTACTGTAAATGCTGATTCTTTAGTAATTAAAATGTTAAAAGTAAAAATAAATAAAAAGTAAAATGGAAAAAAGAGACAACAGCGGAGCGTTATTTACAAACGACAAAAAGACGAAAGAAACGCACCCCGACATGAATGGTAAAATAACAATTTTAGGACGTGAATTTTATATAAGCGCATGGAAAAAACAAAGTAACAACGGTAAAAACTATTTAAGTTTATCAGTTAAACCAGCTGAAGAACAACAAGCGAAGCCGCAAAGCAATGATATATCCGACTTCTTAAACGATTTCTAATGAAAGCGAGTAAAATAATAGCAAATAGCGACGAGTTAACGCGTAAAATGTTACGGGAATACTTACAAAAACACGAACTATCATTGAATGCTTTTTGTTTGGATGCTAAATTGCACCAGTCAAATATTCACACGTTTTTAAATGGTAAGTCTTTAACAAGTAAAACGATCCAGCGTTTAGCGAAATACCTAAATGAAAAAGGAATGTAATACAAAGCTAAAAGATGTTTCAATATTTTTTAGCAACTGTTATATTTTTTTTTCTAAAAGTGTTGTTTATTTAAAAAGTTATATTAATTTTGAAGAAATAATTAAAACAAAGCACTATGAAAAAACGTAATTGGAAAATTGAAGCAGTAGATTTTTACAACCGTAAAGGATATTTCGATATTAACTTAGGTAGGTTTGGTTCAATGGAGTTTCAATTTGAAGTAGAATTTACAAGAGATGGAAACGAAGTAGAAGATTTACAAGTTTATATTACCCGTTATGATTTATATGACCACGAAGGTAGTTACGTAAAACACGGAATATTAAACAACCGTAATTCAAAACTAATTTGTGAAACATTAGAGGAATTAATTTACGAAGACCCAACTGAATTTGGTTTTGAGTACGAAGATGAAGCTGAAGAAATTTTACACTACCAAGAATTAATGCGCGACGATAGATAATTAAAAAAAAAGTATAACTTTGTAAAGTGAGATACATTCTACTACTACCGTTTTTGATAACCCTATTTATTTTAGATAGGGTTTTTCTTGTTTTGGTATATTGGAAAAGTGCGCATAAATTTGAAAGGTGGGTATATAAAGACGAATTAATATTGGAATCAATGTTTCGTGTTACAATAGGTTTATTAAGTTTTTTAGTTATTCAGTTATTTAGTTCACTTTGGTAAATGAAAAGTTTTTATTAGAACTAAGTAAACACCACAAAGACTGGATTAAAATTGTAGGCACTTTTGGAGAGGAATTTTACTCTGAAGATATAGTCCAGGAAATGTATTTAAAAATGGCTGTAATAAATAACGTTGAAAGATTTTATTTAAACGGCAAACTGAATAAGAACTTTGTTTGGACTGTTTTAAGAAACATGACTTTTGATTATAAAAAGAGCAAAACACGAATAACAAAAGTAAGCATAACGGAAGCCTACCAACTGAAAGACGAATACTTGCCCGAAATACTTGAAGCAAAGAAACGATTAGAAATAAAGATAAACCAAGAGGTTAAACAATGGCACTGGTACGATCAACTATTATTTGATTTATATAGAACTTCCGGAATGAGTACAAGGCAAATTGAAGGCGTAACGGGAATAAGTTTTAAAAGCGTATGGAAAACAATTAAGACTTGTAAGGAACGCTTAAAAGATAATGTAAAAGAAGATTACGAAGATTTTAAGAACCAGGATTACGAATTAATAAAATAACATGAAATTTAAAATAGGTGATATTATAAGGGATGTTGAAGATGGCGACTGTTATTATGTAGGTGAAGTAACTGAAGTAGAAAATAATGAAGTTGCAAAATACAAAGTTTTAGATGTGTTTTGGTGTGGGGATTACATCAAAGACGATGAATATATAGGTAAAATAATAGAACCACAATGGTGGTATATAACTAAATAAAATAAATTATGGAAGAAGAAGAAAAATGCAGAACTAAAATGACTTACATTAGAGTTGTAAGACCCGATTATGCAGAACACTTTTTATCAATTCCCGGTGAAATGTATGTAGATTTTGTAAATGATTGCACGGTAATTTATTCACATGAAAATTGTAAGGTTAATAAATGCGTTGCAGTATATCCGAAAGATTATGTTATTGAACGAATTAAAAATTAAATTATGACAAGAAAAAGACGAACAAAAGCCGAAATATTAGCGGCTAAAAGCGAAGGATTAGGAGACACAGTAGAAAAGGTTTTAGAAGCTACTGGAGTTTCAAAAGTGGCTAAATGGTTATTAGGTGAAGACTGCGGTTGCGACGAACGTAAAGCAAAGTTAAACGCTTTATTTCCGTACCGTAAACCTGAATGTTTACTAAAAGACGAATACGAATATTTAAAAGAATGGTATTCTGAAACACGTTATTCAATGAAGCCTACCGAACAAAAGGAACTGTTAAGAATTTATAATAGAGTATTTAAAGTAAATATGCAACCAACTTCTTGTGGTTCTTGTCTTCGTGATGTAATGAATAAATTAGAAATATTATTTAACACTTACGAAGATGCCAATTCCTAAACCACGAAAAGACGAAAGTAAAAAAGACTTCATTCAAAGATGCATGATTGACGATACAATGACTTTTGAATACGAAGATATAGACCAACGTTTAGCGGTATGTTCAACAACTTATGAAGAAAAATTAAATGAAGTTAGTAAAGATAAGCGAGGTTAAACCCAACCCGAAGAACCCAAGAATTTTAAAAGACGATAAATTCAAGAAACTTGTTAAGTCAATTCAGGAGTTCCCTGATATGCTAAATAAACGCCCTCTAATCGTTTTTACTGACGTAGATAATAAATACGTTGTCTTGGGTGGTAATCAACGCTTAAGAGCGTTAAAAGAACTAAAACACGAAACCGTACCAATTATAGTAGCAGACGAATGGACGGAGGAACAAAAAAACGAATTCTTAATAAAAGATAACGTAGGTTTTGGAGAATGGGACTGGGATAGTTTAGCAAATGAATGGGACGCTGAAAAGTTAGACGATTGGGGTTTAGATTTACCTGTTGATTTAAGCGTTCAAGAAGAACTTGAAGCTGAAGAAGATGATTTTGATGTTCCTGAAGGTGGTATTGAAACCGATATTGTTTTAGGTGATTTATTTGAAATAGGTGAACACCGATTACTTTGTGGCGATTCAACAGATAGCGATTCAGTTGCTAAGTTAATGAACGGACAAAAGGCTGATATGGTATTTACTGATCCGCCTTATGATTTAGAAAATGAAGATTATCATTCAAATATTTATTTATTTACCGAAAACGCTCATATTTTTGTTATGCACGATGATAAGGGAATAGTAAATTATTTAAGATTATCTAACTTAGAATTTTCACGTTTTTATGTTGCTAATTTTGGTTTTTCAAGTCCACGCGGAAACGATCCGTATTTGTCTCATATTTTAATAAGTCAAGAAAAAAACGGAAAAGCAATACCACATAAAAATATGCACGACGGATTTCGTTCTATAATTCCAATGGAATATCGATTTAGATTAAAAGACGACAAAACCGAACATAAGCACCAAAAGCCTATAAAATTTATTTCAACGTTTATAGAACATTTTACTAATAATAATGCAATAATTTTAGATTTATTTCTTGGAAGTGGCTCAACAATGGTAGCTTCTCACCAACTTAAACGCAAATGCTATGGTATGGAATTAGACCCGAAATACTGCCAAGTAATTATTGACCGAATGAAAAAACTCGACTCGAGTTTAGTTATTAAGAAGAACGGAGTTGAAATTAAATAACACCGAAATAACAGCGAAATGGCAAACGAACAAAATTTAAAACCAGCTTGGGAAAAAGGCGAAAGCGGAAACCCTAACGGAAGACCTAAAGGAGCAAAGAATAGAAGCACAATAGCAAAGTACTGGCTGGAGGTAAATCAAAAGCTAAAAAACCCTCTAACGGGTGCTGAAGAAACAATGAGTCAAGAAGATTTAATGACTTTGGCACTTATCAAAAAAGCACGTGAGGGTGATGTAGCAGCATATAAGGCTTTAATGGATAGCGGTTACGGTGCGCCTTTACAACAAATAGAACAAACGATTTTAGAACAACCTATATTTCCTGATGTTTCTGCGGACGACTTCGACGAATAAAATACTCAAACTTAAAAAGCGAGTTCGTATTATTCAGGGTGGCACGTCGGCTGCCAAGACGTACGGGATATTATCCGTTTTAATTGCACGTGCTTCTGCAATACACGGTCTTGAAGTTAGCGTAGTTGCTGAAAGTATTCCGCATTTACGTAGGGGTGCTTTAAAAGACTTTATTAAGCTAATGAAGTGGATGAATAAATGGCACGAAAACCAATTTAACAAATCGTTATTAACCTATCAATTTTTAAACGGTAGTAGCTTTGAGTTTTTTAGTGCTGACGATTCAAGTAAATTAAGGGGTGCAAGGCGTGATGTTCTATATATAAACGAATGTAACAACGTAACCTTTGAGTCTTATAACGAGCTTGCGATACGTACAAAGAAAGCTATATATTTAGACTTCAACCCCGCTAATGAATTCTGGGTACATACCGAACTAAAAGACGAACAGGATTCCGACTTCTTAATTCTCACGTATAAAGACAATGAAGCCTTAGACAATAGTATTGTACAACAAATAGAAAAGAACCGTTTAAAAGCCGAAACAAGCGCATACTGGGCTAACTGGTGGCGTGTTTACGGATTAGGCGAAATAGGAATGTTAGAAGGTGTTATATTTAGTAATTGGAAAACAATCGATATACTACCTAAAGAAGCGAATTTAATAGGTATTGGATTAGACTTTGGTTACACGAATGACCCTACGGCAATAATAGAAATATACAATTACAACGGCACCAGGATAATAAACGAATTGAAGTATCAAACGGGAATGTTAAATAGTGATATTGCAAACGCACTAACGAAACACGTACCCGTTTACGCTGATTCAAGCGAACCGAAAAGCATTGAAGAAATAAAACGCTACGGAATAACAATTAAAGGCGTTACAAAGGGTAAAGATTCAATAAACTACGGTATTGATGTTATGCAACGTAATGAATATTTAGTTACTTCAAATAGTACAAACCTAATTAAAGAACTTCGAGCGTATTGCTGGGACACGGATAAGCAAGGCACACGCTTAAATAAACCGATTGACACAAACAATCATGGTATTGATGCGCTGCGCTATCACGAAATGGAAACGTTAGGAATGAATAGTAACTACGGTAAGTATCATATTTGGTAAATAAATAATATTTCGCACCTGTTCAAGTATGCAAATAGTGTGAATTATCTTTACAAACTACAAAAACACGAATTAAAAGTTAATATATAGAATGAAAACAGAAATTGTAATACCTACTTCATTAAGTGAAATACCTTTAAAGAGCTACCAAGAATTTATGAAGGTAGTCGAAAAGTCAAACG